GGGGCGTGGGGCTGGTGCCCTTCCCGAAGAGGCGGTCGAACTCGGCGAGCTGGTCCTCGGTGAACGGCTGCCGGTTCTCGATCGCACGGGCCTCGGACGGGGCGAGCTGCCGGGAGGTGATCTGCCCGGCGAGCATCTGCGCCCGGGCGAGCGGGTCCATCCGCAGCAGCGCGTCGGTGTTGAGCTTTACGAAGCGGGGCCGGGACGTGAGCCGGGACAGCGCGTTCTCCCGGCGGATGATCGCCGGGCCGAGAGACATGATCAGGAACTGGAGGTTGCGCTGCGTCATGTTGGCGTAGGTGACGGAGCTTCCCGAGACAGCAGCGTCGATGAGGTCGCCGGGGCAGTCGAAGAACCGGGCGATGTCCCCGATCCCGAACCGCTTCGCCTCGATCCAGTCGGAGCCGGCCGCCTCCGCCTGGATCATGTTGTAGTCCCAGTCCTGGCCCGTGACGAACAGGTCCTGGTTCGCGACCGCGGCCTTGAAGCGGCGCTTCGTCTCCTCGGCCGCGCCGGGATCGATGATCTTCTGGGTGTTCTTCAGATGGGCTGAGGGGACCGCCCCGTTGGAGAACCAGTCGAGCGCGAACTGCTGGATGGACAGGTACTCGCCGATCGACCAGGCCGCGAACGCTACCGGCGACAGGCCGACGTGCAGACCCGACATCGTGTACTGCTTCTCGTGCCACACGTTGACCGGGTCGAACGTCTCCCCGCCGATCAGGTACTTGTCGAGCTGCCCCTTGCGTACGCGGACCGTGACGTCGGCGACGGGCACCAGCTCGATGCGCGCGGGGAACCCTAGACCGTCCCGGGCGGTGATGATCCCGAAGGTGTTGCCGGACCGGTCCAGGTCCCACTGGGTGGAGAACAGCCACTGCACGATATCGACCTGGTCGCCGCCCGGGTTGATCAGCACGGGAGGCTTGGGAACCTCCACCTGAATCCCGCCGACCTTGCGGTACAGGTCCACCGGCATGGTCGACACTAGGTTGGAGCGCAACCGCAAGCACGCCCACACGGCACTGTTGCGCAGCGCGGTGTCCGGGGTGACGGTCACCCCGCCAGCACGTTGGACCGGGCGGGACGGGATCACCTGGTCGGCGCTCTGCGTTGCGCCCCTGCGATGGAACAGGCTCACCCGTCATCGCCCCGCTTCGCCGCGGTCTGCCGGGAGGCGTAGGCCGACCCGATCAGAACGACGGCTCCGGCTGCTGCGACCGACACCCAGCCGATCAGCGGGTGGAGACCTGCGGCCGTGCCGGCGGCGATGAGCACCAGTCCAAGGAAGTCGAGCCAGGTCGTCATCTGCTCGCGCACAGCGCCCCCTCTCAGTAGATCGAGTCCAGGACGTCGTAGTCGTCCAGGACTGCGGGCCCCTTGGTGAGCAGCGCCCACCGGGCGATCGTCACCGCGAAGAACGGGGCGACGTCGGTCAGGCTCTTCGTGCGGTCGAGGGTCCAGGCGTCACCGACCCGCCGGGTCCGGGCCCCGTTCACCGCGGCAGTCAGCGGCGCCTGCTCGCGGTGGCGTACCGCGTCCTGCGTCATCGCGTCGGCCATCTGCCCGCACGCCTCGACGATGTCGTTGGTCCGCAACACCGCCAGGTGCCCGCGGTGCGGAGCATCCCTGTCCTCCGGCGCGGTGATCCCCGCCTTCACCAGGTCGTCGATCAGTGACCCGGCCGGGGCGCCGCTGCTCGCGATGGCCACCAGCAGCGGGTCGCGTGCCGCCTTCAGCCGGACCAGCGCGGGCACCACCCACGCCGTCCCGGCCCGCCGGTCCACCAACTCGACGTGGACCTGGCCGTCCGGCCGCCGCGACGCAACACCGATCGAGGCGTGCGACCGGTCCGCCGACACGTCGACCGCCAGCGCCACGTCACCACCCGGCACGGAGTCCACATCCGCAAGCCCCGGCCACGCCGCCTTCGGCACGTTCGGGTCGGTGGGCGGCGTCGGCTTCCTCGTCCGGTTGAGGAAGGCCCGGTCGAACTCCGCCGGATCGAGCTTCTCCAGCTCGGCCGCGATGATCGCCTCGGTCACCGTGTGCCCCAGCGCGGGCAGCGTCGCCCGCCACGTCGCCGGGTCGGCACGGTCCATGTCCTCCGGGGCGAACCACTCGAAGTACGCGGCGCGCGGCCGGGTCGCCGCCGGGTCCTCGGCGAGCGCCGCCCACATCTCCTCGACGAGCGCCCGCCCGTTCGCGCGCTTCTTGTTCAGCCACGCCGACTTCGTCGTCCCGCCCGCCGACGCCCACAAGAGCTGGGCCATGGGCCGGGTCAGCATGGCCGGAGAGAACGCCTGCTCCAGCCGGTCGTCCCCATGGGCGAACGCCTCGTCGATGAGCCCGAGGTCGAGGGGCGGACCATGCCCGGCCGATTCCGTGTTGGCCGTGATCCCCATGCGCGACCGAGTGGCCGGCCACAGGATCTTCTCGTTGCCGTTGCTCTTGCGGATGCGGGCCCGGGTGGCCAGCGAGGAACCGGAGATCTTCTCCCAGAACTCGTCCTCCCACCGCTGCCTCGCCATGTTCCGGTCCTGCGCCGCGTAGATGATGTTCTGCTGCGGCCACGCCAGAGCCCGGTGAACCTGGAGCCCCAGCAGCAGCTCCGTCTTGCCCTGCTGCCGGGACACCGACAGCCCGACCTCGCGGTGCGCGAACGCGCCGGTGGCCGGGTCGATCTCCAACGCCACGTCACTCACGTACATCTGCCACGGCATCGGCGGGGCGCCGAGCAGCGTCATGACCTTCCACAGCTTCGGGCCGAGCGACGGCCGGTCCGGGTGGCGCGGCGTCCCCCAGCGCGGCGGGCACGTCAGGCCGTACCGCTCTTTCAGGTCGGCGGCGAACTCAGTCGGGGGAGCCCAGGTCTCCGAGGTCGTCGTCGTCATCCGTCGCCCGCCCCTCCAGCAGCTGCGCGAGCGTCTGCCGCAGCTCGCGGTTCAGCTGCGGCAGGAGCTTGCCGTCCTCCCCACCGCCGGCGTCGATCTCGCGGGCCAGGGTGTACGCCATCTCCGCGAGGGACGGCTCGATGCGGACCAGGTCGCCGAGCTGCTCCACGTCGGAGCGCACGGCCCGCTCAACCGGCCCGGCGGGCGGTGTCGCCATCACGCCTCCAGGGGATCGGTGCAGGTCAGCGACCCGCGTTCATGATCACCCCGTGGTGATCGGCCCGGGGAGAGAAAAATAAAAGCTGGGCGCGGGGCTGGGAAGATGATCTTCCAAAAAAGTCGGGCCGGATCTGAGCCGGAATGATCAAGATCCGTACCAATCTCGGGACGTATTCAGCCCCTTGACCTGCACGTTTGCGCCCTTGCTGCCGTTGCAGTTGCGCCCGCAGGTGGGGCAGCGGCGCACGCCGTGCGCGGGCGCCCAGTTGTCCTGGTCCCTCGGGTCGGCGCCGGCCGCCACCGGGTGAACGTGGTCGATGACGTCGGCTCCGGCGTGGCCGCAGAGGTGGCACACGTCGTTCGCGGCGAGGAAGGCGCCGCGGGCCTGGCGGTAGCCGTACTCGGTGAGGTCGGCGCGCTTGGCCACGGGTGCCTCCCCTGAACGCACCAGCGCCCCCAGGAACCGAGATCTGGAGGCGCTGGTGCGGGTCTGTGTGGCGGTCAGGCGCCCCATCCGGCGTCCATGCAGGATTGGGCGAAGGCGTCGGCACCGATCTGCCAGGCGCCGGGGGAGGCTTCGGAGCCTCGGGCGAGGGCCTTGCCGTTGTTGGCGATGCCGTTGGTGGCACTGTCCTGCGCCCACTTGTTGACCTTGTTGGCCAGGTCGATGCGGGCGGTGGTGGTGAGGGCGCCCTTGTAGCCGTTGGCGAAGTCTTCGCACGCGAGCTTGGCGGCGTCGTCGAGCTTGGTCGGGTCGGCAGGCCCGTTGTCGGTGCTGCCCCCGCACGCGGTGAGCGAGGTGAGCAGGCCGGCCGCGATGAACGCGGCAATGGTGGTGCGGGTGTTCATGGTCCCCCCGGACGTTGGTGGTCCCGGGATCGTGCCACGGGATGCCCGCTGGCGCCCGGGGAACGGGGAGGCCCGGCCGCAACGGGGGGTGCAGCCGGGCCGGTTCGTGGGGTGCTGCGCGGTCAGGGCATGGTGACCTCCGCCGGAAACGACGAAGGCCCACCGGATGGGTGGGCCTGGCTGCGGGCACGCTGAACGCCCCCCGAGTGTTACACCCGGTGTGACTGCTGGTCAAGCAGCGTTCGGTACGCCCGTGTCGACGAGTTCGTTGAGGTCGATCAGCGTGCGGCCGGCACGGTCCTGCCCGCGCCGTGTCAGCGTCCCCCGGTGGAGACGGACCCGCAGCGTCCCGGGGCGTATCCCGGTGGCGGCGGCTGCGGCGTACAGGTCGACGAGAACAGGCTCCATGCTGCCCATTCTCGTACACGACGACACCCCACCGCCGGGGGATTGTGGCGGTGGGGCACCGGGGCGGGGTGGCTCAGTCCTTTTCGTCTTCGGCGGCCCGTACGGCTTTCCGTTCGAGCCGGATGGGGGCGCAGCGGCCGCAACTCTCACTGAGGCAGATCCGGCCGTCGTCGCCGCGCCGGTACGTGTTGCAGTTGACGTCCGGCCCGAGCTGCGGGACCAGGTCGACGGCCCGCCGAGTGAGGCGCCGCGCTTCGCGGAGATTGTTGTCGGTCGGGTCGTCGAGGCACCGCAGAGCACGCTCCAGGAGCTCCCGTGCGGGCTGGGTGTGGGGCCAGGAGGGAGTGTTCATGTCGGTCATCGTCCCGTCTGCTGCTGGCCGGTGGGGGCGGTTCCGCGCTTCTCGGCGTCGCGGGCCTGCTGGCTCGCCTCGTTCTTCCGGCGAAGCTCTTCGAGGCTCATGTTCGGGAGTGCCATGATGCGGGTCCTGTCTCGTGGTTGGGGATGGGCCCCCAGTGGGCGGCCGGTCGCCTGGCAGTGAGTCGGCCGTCCCAGGCGTGGGTCAGGCGTGCTTCGGGCGCCAGGTCCCGGCGTCGAGGTCGTTGAGCTCGTCGATCGCCTCGTCGGCGGCCTGCCGCATGCTCTCGGCGAGGCGGTGCTGGCCGGCGGCCTGGAGGTCACGCTGAGCGGTACGGCTGTCCTTGATGTCGTCCTGGATCTCGGCGCGGATCTGGTCCTCGGGCTGGTCGCCGGTGAAATGACGGTTTGCGGACATGCGTTCTCCATTCGAGAGCGGGCCGGGCTGTCCGGCTCCCCTCACCGCCCGGTCACACTCCGGGCGGATCAGGCAGCCGTCAGGCGGCGTGGATGTCCTGGCGGGGCGGGGTGACGGTGATGTGTGCCCCTCCTGCGTGCCGCTGCACGGTGACGTTGTTGTCGTTGTTGTTGGCGGGCTGACCTGCGGCAACAACGCCGCCGTGGGGCCCCTTCTGGGAGGGGAGCGGGGTGGGGATGCTGCCGCCGCGGACGCCGGTGGAGGAGCCGCGCCCGCGCATCCTCACCGCCTCGACCGGTACGCCGGCCGCCGCGAGGGTCTCGCGAACGAGCTCGGGGGTGGTGTCGAGCGCCTCGGCGAGGGCGGTGATGTGGGCGTGCGGGGTGCCGATGCTGGCGAGGGCGTCGTGGAGGTCGCGAAGGGGCGGTCCGGCGGGCGCCGGGGGGGCCTCGGGGACGGTCGGCTCGTCCGGCTCGACGGTGGCGTCCTCGACCGGGTCGCCCGCCGGTTCGTCCGTGGTGGAGGTCTGGTCCGCCGTCTCCTTGGGCGCCCAGTCGGGGTGGCCGATCCGGTACGCGGCGACGATCCACACGGCGGCGGCCGGCCAGAGGAGCCAGCGGGCGGACGGCGACTGGACAGCGTGTCCGAGAGCGACGAGGACGCCCAGGCCGACCTTCCGGAGGAGGAGGGCGGCGCCGACGAGCAGGGCGACACGGAAGGCCCAGTTGAGCCCTTCGGCCTCTCCGAGCCAGTCGCCGATGTTGCCCTTCCAGGCCCGGCCCTTGCCGAGGAGCCGTTGGGCGAGCTGGCGGGCGCAGACGAGGCAGATCCTGCTGGAGCCGACCGCGATGCGCTCGACGGCGGCTCGAAGCCACTGAGCGGTGGTCTGGTCGGTCACAGCATGCTCCCGAGGTCGCCGTGGATCAGCCCGTTGAGGGCCCAGGCGCCGATCTCGTTCGCCCCGGGGACGACGAGGTTGCCGACCATGGCGAATACACCGGTGCCGATGCCGATGAGGACGCCGACGACCACGCCCTTCTTCCAACGGCCCTTGACGGCCTTGCCGAACTTCTTGCGGAGCAGCCACAGGACGATGACGAGCGCGGTGACGACGAGGGCGCCGTACCCGTCGAGGCTGGGTGCGCTGCCGGTGGCGACGGTGGGTGCGCTCTGGCCGGTCATCCACGACATGACGGTGCCGCCCACGGTGTTGCCACCCCAGCGGAGGAACCCGGCACCGTAGCCGAGGAGTCCGGCGGGGCAGGCGACCGCGAGGGTACCGAAGGTCACACCGGACCAGAACGGGATCAGGGCCCGCGGGTCCTTCGCCTTGCCGCCGCCCTCGGCCGGGGCGCCGCCCTTCTTGCCCCCTCCCCCGGAGGAAGCGGTCGCGCCGCGCCACCAGGTGACGTGCTCGACGGCGAGGAGTGCGAGCCCGACGGCGAGGCCGGCGGAGGTGATGGTGGCCGAGGTGGCGCCGCTGAGTCCGGCGGCGAGGGTGACGCTCATGGGCGAACTCCGGTGATGAGGTAGGTGATCGTGGTGACGGGGAGGGCGATACCGGGGCCGAGGATCGTGGTCCAGAGGGCGGTCCGGGCGGCGGCGGCCCGCACCTTCGGGGCCCACAGATCCGGGTCGGCGTGGGCGGCACGGATGCGATGCGCGTTGTCGGCGACGGCTGCGACACCGAACGGCACTGCGGCGATGACCCAGGCGCCTGCGAGGGCGTCGGCGTCGCGGACGGAGCGGAGGACATCGGCCCAGAGTCCGGTCGCGGGGAACGAGCAGATGATGCAGGCGGCGTTGTAGCCGAGGCGGAACCGCCTCCACCACGGAGGCCCGGGGGCGGGCTCCGGCTGCGCGGGGAGCCAGGCGGACGGGTCGATGTGGATGGTGATGTCGATCGGCGGCGGTACGGCGACGGGCGCTGGCGGCGGGGGGCGGCGCCACCACTCGCCTCCGGGGGCCGGGATCGGCGGGAAGACCGGCGGCGCGGGAGGCGGGGGCGGGATGCTGCCGCCGGGGAGCGGGGCCCCGGCCGGGATGATCCGGCTCGGGGTGATCGGCTCAGGCATGTGGGTCCTCAGTGGAGGAGGGCGGCGCCGAGGGCCGCGAGGGTGAGCACGAGGGCGAGGGCGGTGAGGATGCGGGGCATCTCGTGGGCGACGAGCGCGGCGAGGATGCTCCCGGAGCCGACGGCGGCGACCGGGAAGAGCCACAGGAGGGCAGTCATGTCTGCCGGGCCTCGCGGAGGTAGCGCTTCGCCGTGGCGAGGCTGACGTCGAGCAGTTCGACCACGCGGGCCGAGGTGAGCCCCGGGTCCTGAGCCAGGAGCTGAGCCACCCGCTCGACGGCCTGAGCCCGCTGAGCCGACTGGGCTGTCGGGGTGGTCGGCGGCGCGGTGAAGCCGAAGGGCTGGGCCTCGGGCTGACCGGAGCGGTGAGCCCGAGGCCCAGGGGTGCTGGCCTGCACAAACGAGTGCAGACGGTGCAGCGGCTCGCCCTCGGGCTCAGCGGGCTCAACCCGGGTGTGAGCCACGGGCTCAACCGGGCTCAGCTCCAGCGGGCGGTGGCGGATCAGCTCGCGCCCCTTGTCCTGACGGCTGCGCTCGATCTTGAAGTCAACGTCGACTTCGGCGAGGTAGAGCTCAGCGGTCATCTCGCGGCGTCGCATCTCGATCCGGTGCTGAGCCTCCTCGAAGGTCAGCCCCCGCTCCATCTTGGCGAGGAGCGCGGTCTCGTCGTCGGTGAGGGCGGCCGGGTCGCGCAGGTCGGTGAGCGCGAGCATCCACACGACCTTCGCCCCGAGGGGGAGCAGCGGCCCGGCGACGGCCATGGCGAGCGAGTGCGCGTTGAGGCCGTGCCAGACGAGGAGACCGGCGACCGCGGCGAGCGCGGCCCAGCCGATCGCGGGGACGGCCCACCGGCGCCCGGCGACGCGGAGCCCGCGTGCTTCGGCGGCGATGACGGACGCCCAGACGATGTCGGCGCCGGCGGCGACGGTGAGGCCAATGGGCCCGGTACCGAGGAGGTCGACGAGGGACCAGGTGGTCCAGGCGAGCGACGCGGCGGACAGTGCGGTGGCCGGCCAGACCAGCGGCGTGGTGAAGTGCTTCATCGTCCCACCACCCCTTGGGCGATGAGGCGGAGGAGCGTGGCGTACTCGGCGCGGGTCTGGTGCCGGACCGGCGGGGCCGCGGCGAGGAGGTCGCGGTAGGCGCCGCCCTCGTCGTGGGCGACGGTGAGCGCCGAGGCGAGACGGATGTCCTCGGTCATCTCGGCACGGGGCCGCTTCGTCTCAACCCGGGTGGCCAGGGCGAGGAGGAGCGCGATCGTCTCCGCGGTGAGCGCGGCCGTGGGGGTGCTCATCGGGCACCGCCGGTGGGGAGGTGGAGGTCGAGCTGCACGCGGTCGCGGCGGGCCATCGAGCGGCCGTTCTCCGCGCGAAGGGCGGCGGCCTCGGTGGCGCGGTCGCGGCAGTCGGCGCAGTGCTCCTCGTGGGCCTGCTGGGCGGCCGTGACGTACACGCTGCCCGCACTGTCGAGCGTCTGCTGCGACGGGACGAGGGCGGTGACCGTGCCGGTGGTCCCGGCGGCGGTGCGCACGGTGGTGATCGTGCGCCCGGCGGCGGTCCGGCTGAGGATGCCGACGGCGAGAATCTGCCGGTCGGCCGGGGTGCTGCTCTGGGCAGCGGGCATGCGAAGATGCCGAGTGTCCATGACGAGGCCTTATCTCGTTCGTGGGAAGTGCCAGAGCGTTGACGCGCTCCGGGGCGACAGGGGTCGGGCGATGCGCGCGCCCTCGGGTGTTCCACCACCTGGGGAGCTGTCGTCCGGCCCCGTTTTCGTGCCTATGAAGTTGTGTGGCGGTACTTCTTGATCGCGTTGCTCGTCGCCGTGTAGCTCTTGCTGACGTCCTTCGCGACCTTGTAGACGGTGCCGAGCTCGGCGAGTCCTTCGACGAGTGCGGCACCGCGCCGTTCGGCGGCTTCCAGCAGTTGGGCTTGGAGCTGTTCCACCAGCTCGTCTTCCCGTCTGAACCGGGCCCGCCAGGGGTCCTTGTTCATGACGCAGACACTATCACACCCGGGTGTGATAGTCCAGGGTTACGCCGCACTCGCCACCCCCTCGTCGATCCGCTGCTTCAGCCCGGTCCACGTGGCCGGCGGGTAGGTGGCGCTGCACCAGCGGCAGGTGACGATCTGCTCGCCCGCGCGGTAGCGGAGTACAGCGCCGCAGGTGCCCGACGCGCCGTCGACCGGCGCGGGGCACAGGCCGAGGCGGAGCCCGCGATCCGTCGGGGAGATGACGGACCGGGTGTCGCGGATGAGGTCGCGGACCTCGGTCGCGAGTTCGCCCGCCTGCGGCCAGCACTCGGCGACCCACGGAAGGTTGGCGATCAGCCCGCCGACGGCGCGGGCGAGCCGGGGCTCCGTCCCCCCGTGGTGCGGGTCGATGCGCATCCCACGGTCGCGGCGTACCGCGTCGAGCCAGTCCTCCAGGACGCCGACCATCCCACCGGGGCCGCGCAAGTCGAGAACGCGCTCCACCACGGGCAGCGGGGCGTACACCGGGGTGCTGCCGCGTCCCAGCCCGGCGGGGGCGCTGGACGGGGCGAGGCAGGGCGCGAGCGCCGCGTACAGCTCGGGCAGCGCCTCCAGGCGGGTCCGGAGGCTCTTCGTGCACAGGGCGCAGAGCTGGCCGTCGGTCGGCTGGTCGCAGAGCGGGCAGGGGATCACGGTGACGGTCACGGCGGGCTCCAGGATTGTGCGGTGGGACGAGGTGGTGGTGGGCGCCGGCCGGGACGACGGCGGTGGTCGTCCCAGCCGGCGGGTCAGGTGGTGGTGGGCGGCTGCGGCGCGTCGAGGGCGGCCCGCAGGTACCGGTCGCAGCAGGTGCCGATCGGCCCCCGGTCGAGGAGGCGGCGCACCCGGGCAAGCCGGGCCTCGGCGGCGAGCTGCGCGGTGAGCGCCTCGGCGGCCTCGCGGGCGGCGGACCGGGCGACGCGGTCGGCGCGCGCCGCCTGCTCGCCCAGCGCGGCAATCCCCGCGGCGAGCTGGTCGTGCTCCGCGTCGAGGGCGACGCCGCGGCGGGCCCGGTCGGCGAGGTGAAGCAACTGCTCGGTGGTGGCCATCGGGGTGTCTCCCTGGTGGTGTGGTGGGATGCTGGGCGGGCGGCCGGCCCGGATTGCCCCCGGGCCGGCCGTACTGCGTGTCACGGGGCAAGTGCGCCCGTGGGCATGGGCGTCCCGGTCGCGGCGGACAGGATGTGCGCGGCGAGCAGCGGCGGGATGGCGTTGCCGATCTGCTCGAAGCGTTTTGTGCGCGATCCGCACCACGGGTGGTGAGCAGGGAAGCTCTGGAGTACCGCAGCTTCGTCTTCGTCCAGAGGGCGTTCAATCGCACCGTCGATCCACCGGCACAGGTCCGCTCGGCTGGTGATGGTGAAGGCGGGGCTGCTCACCGGCCGCTCCGCCCGACCGACGCCGCCGACCGACTGGCCGCTGCGCAGCAACTTCCATGAACGGGCGCGTCCGGTGAGTGCCTAGCTCGGTCCGGTTGCGGCGAACAGGTTGCCGCCGGGCGTCTTGCGTTCGCCCCGGGTGTTGATGACGACCCCGTCCGGGAGGCCGAGCGCGTCGGCCATGCTGACCCAGCGCTCCAGGCGCCCGCCGAACAGATCCTCGCCGCGTGGGTGCTCGGCGTGCGTCGGCGCTGGCGCGGTGGCTTCCCGAACCCGGGACGCGATGAGGATCGCCCGGCGCCGGGTCTGCGGCACCCCGTAGTCGGCGGCGTTGAGGATGCCCACCCACACGCTGTAGCCCCAGGCGCGGAGGATCTGCGCGTACTGCCGCCACAGGGGCAGCACGTCGGGCACCTCCTCCATGACGATCGTCTCCGGCCGCAGGTCGTGGTGCCAGCGCATCGGCTCGGCGGCGAGCAGCGACCGCGGGTCCCGGCACGCGGTGAGGAGTACGGCCCGGGTGTCCCGCCCGCGGGCGAGGTCTTCGACGGCCTGGTGGACGAGGGGTTGGTCGAGCAGTCCCAACCCCTTGCCGGCGCGGGACCATGCCTGGCACGGCGGGCTGTCGACCTTCACCGCGACCCGGCCGACGAACGGGCCGGTGGGCATCGTCGCGACGTCGCAGCGAACCACGGTGTGCCCGGCCGCGGTCGCGGTGGCGCACGCGGCGGCGTCCCACTCCATGCCGATCGCCCGGGTGCGGAGACCGAGCAGGCGCCGGCCCTCGGCCCAGCCGCCGGGCCCGTGGAAGCCCTCGACGGTCAGGTCGGCCGCCGGGACGCTGAGTTGCTTGGGGATCGTGGGCACCGGGGGCCGGTCGAGGAGTCTCCGGGCCCGGTCGAGTGCGGTCGTCACGCGGCGGCCTCGCAGCGTTCGCGGCGGATCTGGTCGTCGATGAGGTGCGCCCCGGTGATGCACCCGTGGACCCGGCACTCGGCGTGGACTCGGCTCTTCGGCTCCCGCCCGTGGGCGAGGAGGAACGCGACCTGCCCCGGGGTGCGGCGTTGCCCGTCGACGATGAGGCTGGTGCCGTTGTAGATCCACCGGGTGTGACCGTCGTCGTCGACCTTGATGCGCGCGGCGAAGTACTCGTCCAGCGGCGGCCGGGGCGTGGGCACCGCCTCGTCCCAGGTGAGTTCCGGGTTCGCGAACCGTCGCGCCCGGGCCTTGCGCCGCTCGTGGATTGACAGCCCGCCCCACACCCCGTGGTCCTCACCCGCGTCCAGGGCGAAGTCACGGCACGCGATGTGCACGGGGCAGGTGGAGCAGATGCTCTTCGCCTCGTCCGTGGCCGACGTGGACCGCCCACTGCCGTACACGGGGAAGAAGATCTCCGGGTCCGCCTCGCGGCACGCGGCGTTGTCCCGCCAGAAGAGGTTCGTCATGACGCGGCCACGTCCGCCCACTGGAACGCGGCGTGCCGCTGCGGGGAGAGCTCCTCGATGTGGAGGACGATCTGCCCCCCGGTGACGACCGGGCCGAGGCGCATGTCCGGGCCGACGAGGTGGAGGTGGTCGTCGTCGTCGAGCACCCCGGCGTCGACGAGCCCGTCGACCGCGGCCTTGAACGACGGGTACCAGTTCGCCGGGTCGGCGCGGCGCCGGGTCGCCGGGTGGATGATCCCGAGGATGTACGCGTGCTGGAGGACCGGCCCCGGGTTGGCTGCGGCGAGCGCGGCTCGCATCGCGGGGGTCTCGCTGCACTGCTTCATGGCGGCGCCCCGCAGCGCCTTGACGTACTTGGCCCGGGGCCGGTGGTGGAGCTTCTCGTTGACGTTGAGGAGCCGCATCCCCGGAGGGAGGGCGATGGTGAAGCGGCGAGGAATCTCGTTCACAGCAGCCTCTCTTGCACTGGTTGTGGTGGGCACGTGTGGTCGGCGAGGACGGGGCACTTCGGCGGCCCGGCCCGGATGTCGTGGGCGCCCCGCCAGGTGATGCGCTGCACACCCAGGCCCGTGGTGACGAGGTGCCAGGTGAGGCCGCCGGCGGCCCGGACCGCCTGCTCGGTGGCCACGTCGACCGGGTTCGGATCCGCCACCACGTCGAGCGCGGCGACCCGGCCCGCCCGCGCGGTGAGCACCGGGGCGCCGCAGGTGCGGCAGACGCCCGGTGTCGCGTGGTCGGCGGATGCGGCGAGCTTCGCGGCAACCGCCGGGTGGAGGTGGCGGTCGGTCATCGGGCACCGCCGAGGGGCAGTTCCGTTGCAGTGCCGTTGATGGAACTGCCGTTTCCGCAGGTCACCTTGGGTGGCAGTTCCATCAGTGCCGTTAGGGCCGGTTTCTTGGCATTGACCTTCTTGCGTGCGCACGGAACTGGATAGCTCGTTTCAACGGCACTGATGGAACTGACCGGTCGTGACCTGCGGGGATGCCGATTTCCAACGGCACTTTCAACGGCACTGCAACGGAACTCCAACGGAACTTTGATCATGCTCATTCGTCGTCCCACCGATCGTCAGCCGCCGGGATCAACGCGACGTTGGCGTACGAGTAGGTGCCGTTGGAGCCCTTGCGGACGATGCCGAAGCGGTCCTTCAGCTCACGGCCAAGCTGCCGCGCCACGAGAGGTTCTTCGCCCTCGTTGCGGCACCACTTCTCGTACGCGCCGCGGAACACCTCGGTGACGGTGCGGACCTGGAGCCCGCCGCCGACGTGGCACGCCTCTTCGAGGAACCGGGCCAGCGCGTCTTCCTCGGCCGCGTACTGCGCGGTCGCGGCCTTCACGGACTCCGGGTCGTTGAGGCCGTCGCGGAACACGGCGACCGCCCCGGCAACGACCCAGGCGAGAATGCCGGGGCCTTCCTCGGAGATGAGGAGGAGGTCGAGGTCCTCGATGACCTTCTCCGGGGTGCGGATGAACGGCATGAGGCGAAGGCGCCGCCAGAAGCTCTTCCCGCCGGCGGAGACGCGGGGCTGGTGGTTGCCCATCAGCCAGAGCTTGTGGGTCGGCTCGAACGTGAAGTGGTCCTGGCGCATGAACCGTGCGGTGAGCCCGTCGCCGCCGGTGAGTTCCTTGACCTTCGCCTCGTCGAACTTCGCCTCCTGGTTGACCTCGGAGGCGATGACGAGGCGGAGCCCGTGGAGTCGGGCGATCTCCGTCTCGTGGCGCTGTGCCCCGGCCATGAGGAACGCGTTCGGCGCGGTGGCCGCGTAGTCGCCGAGGAGCGACCGGAGGACGTTGAGGAAGACGCCCTTGCCGTTGCCGCCGCCGCCGTGGAGGAAGGGCAGGACGTGCCACTTCACGCTTCCCGAGGCGGAGTATCCGGCCATGCGCTGGACGTACTTCAGCAGCTCGGTGTCCCCGCCGAAGGTCTGGGCGAGGAACGCGTCCCACTTCGGGGTGGGCAGTTCCTTGTCCGGGGCGACGGCGGTGGACCGGGTGTGCATCTGCGCCGGGTCGGGTGCGACCAGGTCCCCGGTGGTCAGGTCGACGGCGCCGAGCGGGGTGTTGAGGAGCATGCGGTGCGCGTCGAGGGCGGCCGCGTGGGCGACGATCCTGGGGTCGGTCTGGGCCATGGACACCATGGCGGAGATCCCGGCGGTGGAGAGGCTGCGCATGCGGTGCTTCGCTTCGCCCTCCCCATTGGGCAGGGCGCGGGCGATGGCCCGGGACATCTCGCGGACGGTGCCCGCGTCGTCCCACGCCCAGCGGTGCCCGTCCCAGCGAAGCCACCTCCCGCGCTGCGGGACGTACCGGATCTCGTGTTCGTGGATGTCGACTAGGCGGAGCGCGTTTCCGTCGTCGGTCCGGGTGTACGTCTCGGGTCCGGCCTCGGTCGCGGTCGGGTGCTCCAGTACGGCGAGCGCGGCGGTTCCGTCGGTGGCTGGCGGGCGCGGTGCGGGGACGGCGGCGAGGTGGCGTACCGGTTCGGGGGCACGTTCGCCGTAGCCGAGGCGGCGGAGTTCGCGCGCGGCGGCCGAGTGGTCGCCGCCGTGGTTGAGGAGCGCGTGGGCGCCAAACTTGGTGTACGGCTTCTCGGCGACGAACTCGGTGCTCGTGGTGAAGACGTACAGCCGGTCGCGTGCCGGGTCCCGACCGGTGGTCGCGGACGGTTCCCGGCCGTCCTTCCCGGGGCGCTGCCAGTACGAGGTCTGGCCGCTGGTGAACATGTGCTTCCACCCGTGCGGGGTGAGGATCTCCGCCCAGCTGGTGCGCTGCTCGAAGTCGTCCCCCGGGGTGAGGCCGGTTGGGTTGCTGGGCCCGCTCCCGGAGAAGAGGAACGCGGTCGCCAGGTCGGTGGCCGTGGCGACGCTCGGGTGCTGGGGCGCGGCCACCATCGGCTCGTCCGCAGGGATCTGGTCGAGCATGCGGCACAGCGTGTGGAGCACCTGGTGCTCTTCGGCGGTGAGCGTCGGGATGGTCTCGGGCCCGCCGGCCAGCCGCTCGTACGGGCGCCCGGTCGGGTGGACGGTGCCGTGCGACGGGGCGACGACGACGAAGCCGCCTTCTCCCCGGGTCTCGATCAAGGGGAGCGGGAACTTCTTGTCCGGGTGCTGGGCGAGGACGGCTCGCTGGTCTTCCCGCAGCTCGTCCTCGCGGGTCAGCCGTGAGGCGAGCTTCGTGTTCCCCGGGACGACCCCGCCTTCGACGCGGTAGTGGAGGTGCAGCCCGCCGCTGGGGGAGCGGTCCATCCACCCGGTGGAGATCCGCTCCCACACGTCGGCCATCTGGTGCCCAGCCAGGGTCTCGACCAGCTCGTCGAGGACGCCCTCGTCGACCGCGCGGCCCTCCAGCTCCAGCATTTCCAGGCCGCCGGAGATGGCGCCGCAGATGATCCCCACCCCGGGGGGCTGGTGGGCGAAGAGGGAGCGGAGCTGGGCTTCGCTGGCGCGCACGGTCTGTGCGGCCTTCCAGTCGCCGAGGGGCCGCTTGCTGCCGTCTGCCCGCACGCCGACGACGGAGCAGCCAGCAGCGCCAAGGGCGAGGGCCGTGTCCAGCGTGTTCAATGTCGCTCCTTGCAGAAGGGCTTGGGAGGAGGTGGCTGAGTGCCCGCCGGCGGGGTTGCACCGCTGGCCCCGGCGTGGTCACCGGTCGGGCGGGGAGAGGGGCGGGCTTGTCAGCCGCTGGTGGCGGCGATGGCCTGGAGTTGGGCGATCCCCGCCGGGTTGTACTTCGCGAGGCGGAACGCGGCACCCAGCTCGGGGAAGGCCGTGGTGAGGACGGCCTCGCGGGTGTGGTCCGCCGCGTCGAACGCGAGAAGGAGGGTCTCGGTGCCTCGCCCGGGCCGGATGCCTCCGAGGACGCCGAAGTGGAAGAGGACGTGGCGTGCGGCCTCCGGGCTGATGGTCTGCGGCCCTGCGGTGTCGCTGACGGGGTGCCACTGCTGCACCGTGTCCAGGCGGAGTTCCATCTCCGTCGCGGTGACCTCGGGGGCTTCGTCCCAGAGGTCGATGCCGTCCTGGTGTTCCGTGAGGCCGCGCTCGTAGGTGATGGCCCACGCCTTGCCGTCGTCGGGGGCGCGGAAGATGAGCTGGTGGACGGAGACCCAGCGGCGGGTGTCGATCTGCTCGGAGTGCAGTTCGTCGCCCTCGGGCAGGTCGAACGGGACGCCGAGAGTGTCGAGTTCGTCCCGGGTGAAGGTGCGCGTCGTCATGTTGGTCGGCTGCTTTCTGCTGGTTGGGCCGCCTGCCGCCGCGGTGCGGGGGGTGTCACGCGGCGGCAGGCGGGGATGGTGGGGCGGGGTGGGACTAGAACGGCGGGGGCTCGACGGCCGGGGCGGCGTTCGCGGCGCTTGCCGCCTGTTGCTGGAGGAGCGCCTGCTGCGCGGGCGTCGGCGCCGGGGTGGCGGGTGCCGCCGTTGCGGCCCACGGGTCGGGCACCGAGGCGGCGGAGGCGCCGTTCGAGCTGAGGAAGACATCGCCCGCGCTGGCCGCGGTGTACCGGGCCTTGTACTGCTTGGGCGCGTTGAACCCGCGCTGCGCGACCGGCCCGTCATGCGTGTAGGCGACTTCGAGGACGCCGCCGACCTGCAACCCGGGGGCGCCGGCGGCGCGGACCGCATCGGCCACGGCCTGCTTCATCTGCCCCTTGACGAAGAGGCGCCGCTTCCCGTCGTCGTCCGGGTTGCCCGGGTCGCGCTGCTCGGTCTGGATGGTGACGACCATCTGCATCTGCGGGTTGCCGTCGGACCAGAACTTGGGCGACCCGTCCTTGAGGTCGCGCTGCTGCTGGACCACCGGGGTCTCGGTGATGGTGCCGCCGACGAGGGTTCCCGGCGCGGGGAAGGCCGCGCTCGGGGCGCCGCCTCCGCCCATGAGGAAGTCGTTGGCGCTGGGCGTCTGGGGAGGGGTGCTCATGGGGTGTGTCTCCTGGTTCAGGCGATGAGGGACTGGTACGAGGCGCCGGGGTTCGCGGTTTGCGCCCCGGGGCAGCCGGTGGACAGGTCGGTGGACCCTGGGCGGAGCCACGGGCAGAAGCGGCAGTTGGGCTTGTCTGGGATGGGGATCTCGTCCCAGGTCTCGGGGTGCATCTCCGGGTCGAGGGCGAGCACCCGGTCGCGGATTCGGTCGAGCCGGGCGAGCGCGGTCTCGGCGACGGTCCGGTCGTACGGCTCGGACCACACGTGGACGCGGAGCTCGTGGTGGCGTGCGACGAACACGACGACGACGCGGTGGACGTCCTCGCCCGCGTTCTGCTGGCCGAGGCCGTACAGGTGGGCCTGGATGCGGTACTTCTCGCCGGGGCCCTGCCGCCGGTACTTGTCGTGCGAGGAGATCCCGACGAGCTTCCAGTCGAGGTTGTCCCGGCGAATCCGGTCGAACAGGTCGCTGGACCCGGTGAGTCGGGCCGTCTCGATCGGACTGTCCCGAACGGTGACGCGCTCCTCGATGCGGTAGCGCATCGTCCCGCCGCCGAGGTCGGACTGCCGGGCCTCGAACTTCTCGGCCATCCACAGGTGGAAGCCGGTGCCGATGATCGCGGCGATCGGGTCGTGTGCGGTGTTCGTCTCGGGCCAGTCGAGCATCTTGTAGCTGAGCTGGCGTTCGCACGGCTCGCCAACCTCGCTGGGCCCGATCGCCTTCTGCTGCGACCGTCCCGCGTTCTTGTCCGCGTCGATGATGAACTGGCCGATCTGCTCGGCCATCCGCTGGCTGTACTCGTCGTTCCCCGTGGCGATCACGCGGCGTACTCCTTGCGCTTGTCGGCGCGCCGGGACTGCCAGTCGGCGCCCGCGTCGAGCGCCGGGTGGTCGAGCCCCGTCGCGTTGTCGTACGCGGCCTGGAGCGTGGCGAGCTGGCCCCGCAGCCGGGCACTCTCGGCGCGCTCTCGGGCGACCGCGCCGAGCGCCCGGTGGAGCCTCCGGGTGAGTTCGGCGGCGTGCCGGCCAGAGCGCAGTGCGGTCCGGGCGACCGACCGGTACGCGGCCTGCTCGTCCCGGGTCGAGGTCCGGGCCGTCTCGGCGTAGGCGTCGGCACGGGCGACGAGCTGGTTGTACGTACGGCGACGGATGATCACGAGATGCCTCCGAGGAGTCGGGCGATGGCGAGGCCGAGGAGCAGGTACAGGGCGAGCGAGGGCAGGCACCCGAAGGCGCAACCGCGCACGGGGCCCGGGGTCACAGGGCGGCGCCTGTCGCGTGCGCGTCGTCCCAGTGGTGGTTCTTCGCTGCGTTCCGGTGGTCCCCCTGGTGGCGCACCGGGAGTGCGCACTCGGAGGTGCCGAGCGAAGTGGTGATCTGGGACGCGCAGGTGGCCGCTGCCGTCAGCTCGGCGATGCGCTTCCGCATCTCGTCGACCCGGGCACGCAGCCCGGCTTCGATCTGCGAGGCGCCCCGGACCACCCGCCGGTAGTCCTCCTCCGCCGAGCTGGCGGAGCGCTTCAGCTTGTCGACCTCGGTGTGCAGCGACTGCACCTCGGCGACGAGTGCCGGCACATCACTCCGGGCCGCGGCGACGAACTCGGCGTCCGCCCGGTCCTGGTCCATCGACCCGGCGCGGCACGTCTCGCCGATCCAGACGGAGATCCCCGGCTCGTACTCGGCCCCCTGGTAGATCTCCCACGAGTCGTTGCACCACGGGCCGGGCGTCGCCGCGTTGGCGCGGCCGAGGATCTCGTCGAGGCGCTGGTCGTTCACCGGGGTGGTGGGCGCGGTGAGTTCGGTGAGCAGCTGCTCGGTCTCGCCCGGGGTGTAGGTGAGGGCGAGGAGCGCTCGGCGCACGGTGTGCACGGCGATCTCACGCGCCCTGGGGGTAGGGTCAGTGGTCACGGTGGACCTCATTTCTGCGTGTTGTTGGGGTGTTGCCGAGGGGCTGCTTTCGGACCGGCCAGGGTCCGGGGTGGCCCCGATTTCGTGAAGCCGGGTCAGGCGGCGACGACGGCGCGGCCGACGGGGCGGCGGGCCTTGGCGGCGCGGGCCTTGGCCGAGGCGAGTGCCATCCGCGAGAAGTGCGCCGACCGCAGGTGCTTCGCAACCCGGGCGATCTGCTCGTCCGTGGCGCCCGGGTGAAGCTCGCGGGCCTGCCGCTCAAAGCGGGTGTCGGCCGCGGCTCGCGCCTTCGCCGTACGGCTCGTCGGGTCGAGCGTGTTCGCCCAGCTCGTCTGGGCTGCGATGCGGGCTCGGAGCGAGCGCTGCTCGGGAGTGAGCTCCATCGGTGCTGTCCTTCCGTGTGAGGGGGTCAGAGTCCATGTCCATGGACATGGACGCGGGGTGTACGAGTGCGCGGGGCGCAAGTCCGTACGCCCCGGCGAGGTTTCGTGCTTCATCTGCTGTGACCGTTGGCCGGTCTTCGTCTACGAGGGCCTGCACCTTGCTCTTGCTGAGCCCGGTGCGGTCGGCCAGCTCCCTCACGCTCCCCGGCTCTCCGTCTCGCGGGCTGTCGAGCAGCCGTCTGAGCAGGGCTCCGTTGTGCACTCGGTAGCGTCTGGCCACGATCCTCCGTCCGATGTCCACGTTTCTGGACGCCCTCAGCATGGCACTTAGAACAGCGCTTGTCCAGTTTTCTGGACGTGGCGTCCGTGGAAAGACCCGGCCAAAGGCGCCGCGCCCAGTAGCGGGAGCTGTCCACGGTCATGGACAATGACTGTCCACGGGGAAGGGTTGCCTTAGCCATGTCTGACTTGCGTTTTCTGTCAGACAGAGCGGGCGCAACGTGGACAGTGGATGCGAAAGGGCTCGAAAATGCCGGATCAGACCGATGCGCTCACGCGCCTCGTGCAAGAGCACGTAGGCGACGGGCGCGCCCTCACGATCCGCGCCTTCGCGCAGCGTGCTGTCGACCCGGAGACCGGGACAACGGTGAGCAAGTCGACCGCAGGGAACCTCGTACTCGGACACAGCATCAAGATCACGCCAGAGGTGTTGCGCGCCATCGCGGCCGGCCTCGGCGTCCCCCTGGCCGATGTCCAGGCCGCGGCCATGGCGCAGTATGTCGGCATCGTCGTCACCGACCCGTTCGATACACCGCCAGGCGACGATGACGCGGTCGTCCGCGTCGCTCACGAGCCCAGACGTACGGATGGGGACATGCCTACGGTCCGGGCGTTCGTCGAGCGAGCGCATACCAGCCAGTAGCTGTCGCACACGTTTTCGGCCGTCCTGGCGCGTTTCGGATGCACTCGTTTAGGTGACGCCAATAGAGCAGGTATGAGCGTAGAGTGACACGACCTCGTGCGATTCGAACGTGCGTGCGGCATATGCATGCATGGGAATGGGGGTCGGATGACAAGGGGACCGCGCGTGCATGTGAGCGCCATGGATCTACGCGGCGAGGCGCCCGTCGCACTACGGGACAGCCTCACTTCCTACGACCTGGCCATCGATTTCTCGTGGCCACCCGAGCGCATCGCCGAGGCGCTGACCGAACTGTTCCAGGAGGGCGTCGACTCGAACCGGTGGAACCGTGCGCGCCCGGGCGAGCACACACGGCCGGACGACGAACCGCCCTCCGCCGCTGCGCCGCACCCGGACGGCGGGGACCGTCTTACAGACGGTCTCCCGGGCTGAGCTTTCGGTGCTGCTCCCGGGCCCGCTCCGCACCGGCGGAGCGGGCGTACCGGTCGACCATGGACCGTGACTTCCACCCGGTGATCCGCATGAGGTCGGTCTCCGTCCCGCCGGCCGCAAGCCACATGTGCGCGAACGTGTGCCGGAACTGGTGCGGATGGATCCGGCCGAGGCCGCATGCTTCGGACCGCCGGGCGAGGAGCTTTCCAGCGCCGGACACGGTCAGCGGCTTCTTTGTCTTCTGGCCGATCCACAGGTGCTCGACCGTCTTGCCGTAAGGGTGCCGCGCGCGGGCGCGGAGGTAGCGGTCGACGGCCTGCGCGGTCTTAGTGCCGTACGGCACCGCTCGCCCACGGCGCCCCTTCCCCATGACGTGCATCACCTGCATGTCCAGGTCGACGTCGTCGACGACCCGCTCCACCACCTCGGAGAGCCGGACGCCCGAGTCGAGCCAGAGCAGGATCATCGCCCGGTCGCGGACCTCGGCGAACTCCCTGCCGGCCACCGACCTGAGTAGCGTCTGGAGCTGGTCCGTGGTGAGGATCGGCACTTCGGGGTCCTCGACCTGCGGGGCCTTCACGCCCTCCGCGGGGGAGCGGGGAATCTCCTCCTCGGCAACGAGCCATTTCAGCCATGCCTGGACACCGAGGAACCGGCTGCGCGCGGAGCTGGCCGATGTGCGGGCGATCTCGTGTACGACGAACCCCTGCACGTGGGCCTTAACGATGTCGAGGACGTCGTCGACCGGGGCCGTCGCAACCGGTGTGGGCTCCTCGGAGTCTTTCGCTGGAGGTGGGGGATCAGTGAGATAGTCGGCGAACAGATTCGCGGAGCGGAGGTAGGAGCGGATGGTCTCGGCCGACTTGTTGTCGGAGCGGAGTGACAGCTCCCACGACCGGAGGAGGAGGGTGAATGGCCCTCGTGCAGCGTCCATGCCTCCAAGAATTTATCTGCCCCATGAGCGCTATACAACCGCTTTGAAGAAGTCTGTAGAGTCGAAACACCAGGTCAACGACTTGATTGAGGTGCAGACGTGCGGCCGGTAGGCAGCAATTATCACGCTGCTAGCGCTGTACTACGGAGCGTTTGACCTGGTCGATCATGAGCGTGTTTTCCGGAGTTATCTGCCCCATGATGTGGCGCAATCCAGCCTTGGGTGTGGGCGCCACGCGGGCGGATAGTTGTCGAGTTGTAACAAGCGGAACGGCCCCGGATTCCTCCCGGGGCCGTTCCGTTGCGCGCGGCTCCATCATCTGGATGGACGGACCTCGTGCGAGTGACCGCCGCAGCGCGTCCCAGTCGGTGTCCCTGGGAGCTGTGGTGAGGGGGTTCCCGTGGGATACCCACCTATTCCAAGATCAACCATTTTAGGGTTGACCATAAAGACAAATGATCTTGATGCGGCGACCGTGGGCAGGTGCACCACCAGCCGCTGCCCGACGACCGCGTCCTCGCGCGCCGTCGAGCCGTCGGCGACCGGATACGAGCCGCCCGACTGCACGCTGGCCTCACCCAGGAGGCAGTCAGCCTCCGCGCTGGCATCGGGCTCGCCTCGTACAACCGCATCGAGCAGGGCCACGCCAGCCCGCGAATCGACAACCTGATCCGCATCGCCGACGCGATCGGCGTGCAGCTTGCCGAGCTGGTCCGCGACGTCGGGTGACAACCCGCGCGTCAGCGCCGCCTCGGCGGCGGTGCCGGCATCTCGTCGAGCTGCCGGTGGAGGATGCTCGGCGCGGCCCGCCTACCGGTGCACTCCGGGTCGTCCATCTGGTGGGCGTACGAGTCGGGCCGGGCCCCGGAGGCGGAGTGCCCCTCGGCGGCGACGATGGCCTTCCCGGTGATGGTGCAGTCGCAGTAGACGCAGATCATCGTGCCGCCCTCCACGCCCGGCCGAGCCGTACCGAAGTGGGGCAGGCGGCGGATGCCCGGCAGGTGGCGCACGTCGCGGTGTGCGACAGCCACCGGCGGTACGCCTGCTCCCCGGCGGTGAGTTTCTCGGTGGTGCTCATCGTGTCCGTCCCTTCCAGCAGGTGAGGCAGCAGCGGGGGAACCACGTGACGGAGGTGTACGCCGGGTCGGCCCGGGGCCCGAGGTCGTGGGCGTCGCCCGGTGAAAGCGGCGTGGCGCACCAGACGCAGCTGGCGCCGCGCTGCTGCGCGTCGGACAGCCGGGCCGGGTCGGGCAGGGTGATCGTCATGGTCGGCTCCATGTCGTCGTGGTCTGACCACATGGTGGGCGCACGAGAAGGCCCCGACTATCCGAGGATTCGGATAGTCGGGGCCAGAGGTTGACGTTCAGTCAGGCGCCCAGCCAGGAGCCGTAGGAGAGGAACGAATCCGGCAGCTGACGCTTCGCCGCCTCCAGCCCGGCGTACGTCTCCCGGACAGTCTGGTGATACCGAGCCTGCTGCGGCGCGGCCTTCCTCGCCCGGAGCAGGTTCGCGAACGCCGCGTCGAGATCCCCGGTCCACATCTGCGCGCGGGCCAGCTCGGCGTAGTGGTGCGACCGCCGGGACGCCGGCCAGTCCCGAGGCATGGGCAGCCCGGCGCCCGCCTGCGCGGCGGCGGCGTACTCGTCCAGCTCGGCCAGGACCGACACCCGGTGCACGGCCACGTTCGTCGGGCCGAAGGTCAGCCAGTGCACCGTGGTCGCCTCGCCAGTGCCCGCGGCGATCCGCTCGGCCTCGGCGAGGTGCCCCTCGGCGGCGGCGCGGTCACGGGCCCGGCCGGCCATCACTGCGGCCCCGAGGTGGAGCTGCCCGACGAGGACGTCCCGCTCGCGTCCCGGCTCGGCCTGCGCGAGGGTGCCGAGTCCGACCTGGACGAGCCGGTCTCCGGTGCGGTACTGCCCGGCCCGGAGGTAGGTCAGTGCCCGCATGTAGCGGCCCATCGCGCCAACCACCGCGTCGGAGCCGCGCTGTGCCGCCCAGTCCATCCGGGCCAGCGCGATGGCCGCGAGGTCGCCGTAGCCCAATTTGCTGGCCACGTCGTACGCGGTGCGGTAGGTGGATGCGAGGAGCAGCCATCCCTCGGTGGTCGCGACCTCGTGGGCCGCGGTCGTCGCCTCCAGCAGCAGACCGGGCAGTTGGCCGGCCACCTGCTTGATCTCCCCGGCGCGGACCGCGACGAGCATCGCCTCGGCGTCGTCGTGGAGGAGGGGCAGCGGGCGGGCGTGGACATCCGGGTCCGGGCCGAGGTCGAAGACGTCGAGCGCCTCCCGGATCGGCTGGACGAGGATGTCCAGTTCGTCGGCGCGGAGTTCCGTGGCGTAGGGCTGGCCGGTGACGGTGGCGACCTCGACGCGGAGCGCGCGGGCAACGGCCGCGATGACGAACGGGGTGGCGGCCGTGACACCCTGTTCGATCTTCGTCAGGGTGCCGTACGGGACCTGCGACAGGTCGCACAGCGCCTTTTGGGTGAGGTGGCGTTCGAGGCGCAGACGCTTGATGCGTGCGCCGGTGTGGTCATGGGGCAGAGCGTGCATACTGAACTCCGTTCTGACTCGACACCAGAACGGTACCCGCGGTCGGCTCCGCTGGGTGCCCCCGATGGCCCTGACCGTCCTGACCGGCGGCGGGGCCATCGCAGTCTCAGCCCGGCCGCGTCGTACGATCCGCTCCGCGGCAATCGAACTGACCGACGAGCTGATCGCGCTGGAGACCGCAGCGTGGACCGAGCAGCAGGAGTCCCGGCTCACCGTGGACACCGCGGCGGCGGTGCAGGCGGCGATCACCGCGCACGCCGAGGCGACCGGGCAGAACCGGTACGAGGTGGAGCGCGAGCTGAAGCGGATCGTGCGGCACCCGGAGCCGGACGCCTGACCCGGGCGCCGCCCACAGTCGTAGACTCGAACACATGTCCGACCTGCCGCCCGACGTCGACCGGCTCCGAGTCCTCCGTACGTACCTCGCGCTCCAGCTCGCCGAGGTCGACCGGGCCATCGCGGCCGCGACGAAGCCGCGCCCGGCGTCAGACCCGGCCCCGGAGCCGCCGCCGCGCGCGCCCACCCCGGCGTTCGGCGTTGCCCGGATCGGGCTCGGCCCGGACGAGGCGATCCACCGCGGTGACTGCTGGGCCGACGGCGGCGACCTCCGCCCGCTCACCCGGGAGGATGCCGCCGCGCACCTCGCGGCTGGGACTCCCCCGTGCGACGTCTGCCGGCCGGAGCGGGTACTCCTCCGACGGGACTGACCCCCTGGTTGCTGCGGGTTTTCGAGACCCGCAGTTGGCCGCCAGCGGCAGGGCGCGCTGTCCGAGCGGAGCGAGTCACGGTTACTTAACGCGCATTTTTATAGGACAGAACCGCGAGGTCAGACACGACGAAGCGCCCCCACCCCGGCGCGAGGCCAGGACGGGGGCGGGGACTACTCGATGCTGTACGGGATGAGCTCCCGGGGGATCTCCTCGGGGATTTCCTGCCGTGCAGCCAGGCGCCTGTTGGCCCGGCGGATGATCCGCATCGACTGGCGGAGGAGCTTCTCCAGCGTGGTGACCTCGATCTTCTTCGTCTCGACCACGTTCGTGAGGTGGTCGACCTTGGCCTCCAGCACCTCGAAGCGGCGCCAGATCTCCGGGCTGACTCGCAGCTCGTCGGCGTCCGCCGGGTCGAGCGGGACCCGCTCAGTCGCGGGCGCCGACCGTGGCGTGGACACCCGCGCCACGAGGACCATGGCCAGACCGCCAATCACCGAGGCGATGACGCCGAGCACGGTGCCTTCACTGCCCACGGTGCCCCCCTCTCTCGCACGTGCAGATACGCCGATCCCTCCCCGTGAGTGCGGCGACGATGACCAGCAGCAGCAGGATGACCGCGTAGACGGGAACGGTGGCCCACCCGGGCGGGTACCGGCCGCTGACGGCCGCCGCAAGGTAGGCCAGCGCCCACCACGCGGGCGGCCCGGCGACCGCGCCGAACCCCCAGACGTCGCGGCCGGGACGCCGGAGCCCAGCGGCCAGGCCGAGAAGTCCGCAGGTGATCCACACTCCGCCCCAGCCCTGGATGCACATGAGGTCGATGAGCGGTCCGGCGCCCGCGCGCACGGCGGGCCGGTCGGTGAGGAGCAGGCCGAGACCGACGACGACCCAGGCGGCGCCGGTCCCGGCCAGGGCGAGGCCACGCCACCCGAGGTGCCGCCACAAGGCGGCCCGCACTACACGCCCCGGGCGAGGCTGGCGCTGTTGCGCACGTCGCGGAGCCGGGCGGCCACGCCCTTCAGCACCGCGAACCCTGCGGCGGCACCGGCGGTTGCAGCGTTCTGCCACATGGTCAGGTCGAACGGCGCGGTGACGACGAGGGCGCCGACGAACGCCTCCAGCCCGGTCGACACGACCCGCTCGCCGAGGTCGCGGGCGTAGGTCCCGGCGTCCTTCAGGACGGTCTCGGTGCTGGGCAGGGGGAATCGAGTCTCGGACATCAGCTGTTGTCCTTCCAGTTCGGTCCCCGGAAGGTCTCCGGGACGGGTGGGCGGGCGGCGGCGCGTGCCGCGAGGTACTCGTAGATCAGGGTCTGCGCCTGTGGGTCGAAGAGGCGGTGGGCCATCTGCGGCTCGGTGGCCGGGTCGACGGACACGGCTACTCCTCCCGGGCGGCGTCGACGGCGGCGCGGACGAAGCAGTCCTTCGCCTCGAGGAGCTTGCGGAGCCCGGCGGACAGCTCGGGCCCGTCCGGCAGCGCGTTGACGAGCTGGCGGGCGAGGTCGCCGCACGGCGCGCTCACCGCCTGAAGGTGCTCGGGCAGGTGGGCCGTGTCGAAGTAGCGGAGGAGGCGTTCGGTCGCGGGATGGCGCTCGGCGGCCATGGTCAGGACTCCAGCTTCTTGGCGAGCGTGGTCAGGGTGCGGTCGATGCGGCGGACCCGGGTGACGAGGTCGGAGAACACCGACCGCCCGGACCAGTAGTGCTTGGCGTTCGTCTTGTCGGCGCTGTAGTCGGCGGCGTCCGCCGGGGCGTCGAACCGGTCGGCGGTGAGCAGCTGCTCAACCACCGCGGCGGCGACCCTCTTCACGTCGGCATCGGTCAGGGACACGTGATCGTCCTCCTCGGGACTCGGGGTGGTGCCGGTGGCGGCGGCGAGAATGGCGGCCATGGGGAACGCCCCCGGGTCGCCGTGCAGGTTCCCGCTCGGGACGTGCTGGTGCCCGCAGTGCCCCTTGAACGCGGTCCACTGGGCGGTGCTCATGCGGACACCGTTGGTGGCGCCGTAGCTCGCCGGGTACGCCTTGAAGGCGACGCCGCTGGTGAGCGGTACTCCGTGCTGGTCGTGCGCCCACTTCGCGAAGGCACCCAGGTCGCGGATCACCCAGTCGGGCAGCTCCGGCGAGTAGAGGTGCGCGGTGCCGGCCTTCGTCCACTTCGCGTGCGTGGCCGGGTCGCAGGTCGCGACCAGCTCGACTTGGGCCACGTTCAGGGTGTTCGTCGCGACTGCCCCCGCGTGGACCAGGGCGCGGGCAGACACGTCGAAGTCGAAGTGCTGGAACCAGTCGAGCCGTTGGGCCTTGAAATTCGGCAAGGCCGTGAGGGTGGGTGCCTCGCTGCCCCCGCTGTACGACGGCAGGGAGGTGCCCTCGGTGGTGTGCCAGACGACGACGTTCGACTCCATCGGGTCGCCGCCGAGCGCTGACTGGTACCAGTGCGCCGTGCTGGCACCGGGGTACTTCTGCGGGCCGGTCGTGGCCATCAGCCGGTCACCGCCTTCACGGTCTCGACCTCGTGGAGAACGGACGATCGCCCGTCCCGGGTCCAGGCGATGTTGGTCTGGAGGTCGACGCCGGCCGGGAGCAGGGCGCGCACGGCGTCCTTCAGGACGGCGACCTTGGAGCGCAGCTCCTCGTCGGTCCACGCCTCGATCTGGTCGGGGCGGACGGTGTAGCCGACCTGTATGTCCGCGTCGAGGCTGGAGACCTGGAGGCGCAGGACGTCGTTGGTCGACGCGTACTCGGGCGGGGGTATCGGCATGGGCCCTCCTGGGCATGAAGATGCCCCGGGCCAGGCGGCACACGGGGCGGAGTGGGTCAGGTCAGGGCGATGGAGCCGGAGAAGTCCGAGGCTGGGCCCATGTCCTCGAAGTGGAGGTAGGCCGGGCTGGTGACGGACGCCGCGATCAGGACGTTGCCCGCACCGGACGCGCGCTGGATCGTCCCGACGACGGCCGTGGTGATGTTGGACGCGGTCGAGTTGGCGAAGATGCCGGTCAGCTCCATGCCGTAGTTGCTCTGGCCCGGGGACGCGATCCGCCACGAGTCGTAGAGGATCGACCCGCCGAGGGCGCCCTTGCGTACCCGGACCTGCGCCTCGGTCGTTGCCGCGGTGAGCTGGATCAAGCCCTTCACCGTGACCCGGTACGCGCGGCCGGCCTTGAACACCAGGCTCGGCGTGGTCACCCAGACGGTCTCCGTGGTGTTGATGCCGCCGGACGGGGTGTCGGTGTTGATCGCGGTGAAGTTCAGCGTGAAGGGCGCCCTCGCGTTCTCGACGCTGGCGATGATCCGCTCTCCGGCGAACCTGGTGTCCGGCATGGCGCCTCCTCAGAGTGCGTAGTAGGTGGGGTCGGCGAGGCGGACGTCGGTGCCGACCGGTTGGGCCTTGACGACGCCGTTGACGGAGCGGGTGACCGTCCACGTCTGCGGGCTGGTCGTGCCGGTGATCCCGGTGACCGTGACCCGCTCGCCCCCGACGACCGCGTCGAACGGGAAGGACGTCGGGTGGCTGGCCGTGGTGACCCACCGAGTGCCGTCCGTGAACGCCACGGACAGGGACGTCGCGGTCGCGGTGGCCGCCGCGGAGAGCTGCGACCCGCCGGTGTCGTACCGGCCGCGTACCGCGTCGTCGTACACGCCCACGGACCACACCCGCCCGGGGCCGCCGTTGTAGGTGACGTCCCATGTGGTCTGGTCGAGCACCTCGGTCGTGCCGCGGACCATCAGGAGCGCGGGCTCCGGGGGAAGCCACGCGGGGAGGTTGTCGATCCGCAGGAGGTCGCCGAGCTCCAGGTCGAGGACGGCCGGGATGAGCGCGGTGGCCGTGTGCAGCTGCACGTGGACGGACGGGTAACGGGGCTCGTCCGCCGTGCCGAGGTGGGCCAGCCACCCGGCGATCTGCGGCGCCTGCTCGTCGCTGCCCAGCGACAGCGTCACCGCGTCGTCGTAGGTGCCCACGCCTCCTTGCTCCGGGGGCAGGGTCGACAGCGGCCCGGACGTGATCTCGACCCGGCCGGAGGAGCCGCCGTCGCGGGTCACGGTGACGTCGTTGCGTAGCTTCTGGTCGTCCTCGTCCGGCTCCAGCGGCGGGGCGACCTCCCCGGCTCCGGCGTAGTTGAGGACCAGGCCGGGCGTCTGGTTGTAGAGCGAGGTGCGGTCCCGGTAGTGGAGCGCGAGCCGGTCGCGGCGCTCCAGCAGCAGGCCGCCGTCCGTGGCCGCGCAGTCCTCCAGGAGGACGAGGAGTTCGGCGGGACGTTGCGGGCCCATGGCCTCGGACGTGGTGGTGGTGTCGCCGTCCGTCCACGTCAGGGGCAGCAGCGGTTCCTCCTGGGCGAGGCGCCCCATCCGGGAGATGGAGGACTCCCCGTCGTAGGCGGTGAGCGCCCCGTTGAACGCGGTGGTCGTGGACGCGCTGAATACGCTGACGTGCCCGATGGCCATGCCGTCGAGCGCAGCCGCGTAGCCTCCGGCCGGGCTGCCCACGGTGCGGACGCGGCCGATCGTCCCGGCGTAGCTGGCGCCGTAGTGGCCGGGCGCCCCGCCCACGTCGGTCCAGTAGATGTCGAAGTCGACGTTGCTGCCGTTCTGCTGGAGCTGAACGGAAACGGTATTCCACTGGTTGTAGAGGTCGGTCCCGGTGCCGATGTTGTAGGTGAGGACGTCGGTGCCGTTGGCGTCGCGGCCGAGGACGCGGGACCCGGTGGCGGACTCCTGGATGAACCACTCGGAGATCGTGCCGCCGGAGCACGCGATCCGCATGAACGTGTACATCGTGGCGTTCGGCTGGTCCAACCGGTACAGCCACTGCACCCGCCACCCGGTCGGCGACCCGGTCGGCGCGGGCACGGCCCCGGTCATCTGCGCCAGGTCCCCGCCGGCCGACGCCAGTACGGGCAGCGCGTCCGACGAGGCGAGGGTGGTGTTGCTGGCCCACGTCGCCCGGGTGAGCTGGAGCGGCGTCACGCCGACGACCGGGCTGGACGCGGCCGTCGCGAACTCCCCTTCCTCCATCGGCCAGTACGCCAGCAGCGACGCGGCCCGGGGGATGCTCCGCCGCAGCGTCGAAGCGAGCGACTTCCGGCCCTGGCCGAGGCGCCGCAGGATGCCGGCCGCCTCGACCGACACCCACACGTCCTTACCGCTGACGTCCCACCGGACCGGCCACGCGCTGATCTCCCCGAAGAACCGGAAGTTCCTGTTGCTGGCCGCCGTGCCCGTGAGGGTCCAGGCCCGGGTGGCGCTGTCCGCGAACGACGTCGTCCCCGGGGTGAGCGCCCGGAAATCCGGGGACGCGACGACGGTGCCAGCAATTCCGGACCTGAGCTCGGCGCGGTGCACCTGCCCCTCCATGGGGAGCATCTCCGTAGAAGGGGGCAGGGTCGTGCGGAGCGGCGCCGAACTGTTGAACAGCGTCATGGGTGTGCCGCCGGAGTAGGACCCCATCGACGTCCAGGTGCCCGTCAGGGACGTCGACCAGTACATGGCGACGGTGAATCCGCCGGCCCCGTTGTTGACGTCGAGAGTGGCCCGGAGCGCGGCCCGACGCGGGAGCGCGGGGAGCGCCAGTTGCACGTAGGTGCCGGTCGCCCCGTCCGCGGAAAAGGTCAGCCGGAGCAGGCCGTTGATGAGGAGGAGCGACCACGACCGCTGGTTACCGGCGGGGTCCCATTTGCTGAGGATGACCTGGGGGCGGATCGCGGTCCAGTCGGCGGTGAGCTCCACCCGGACGTCGAGGTCGCCGGCCAGGTCGAGGGCGGCGACGTCCGGGGTCGATGCGTAGGCGGAGTTCGTGCCGTCGAGCGGCAGGTACGACTCGGCCTGCGGGACCGAGACGCGTACCGGGGTGTTACGGCCGAGGAGCCCGTAGTACGGGGACATCGGGTTCTTCGGGCTGTACTTCCCGCCCCGGTTGTTCAGCACGAGGGAGCACTTCGACGGGTCCACGGTGGTGCCCTCGTCGGGCACGCCGCGGGTGATCGTGATCGGGGCCCGGGTGTAGACGTCGGCGGAGATGTCCGTCCAGGTGGTGCCGATCCGGAGCTCCGTCCGCACGTCCAGCGGTGTCTGGGGGAAGGGCATGACGTCGTCTCCCTACTGCCCGAAGGCGATCTGCACGTCACCGCGCCCGTCCTTGCGGACGATGGAGCGGATCAGCTTCTTGACCTCTTCGGGCCCGGACACCTCGATGCGCACGACGGTGGTCCCGCCGCCGGTCATGATCGGGGCGCCCCCGCCCATGGACCGCCCAACGCCCATGACGCTGGCGGTGGAGGGCGGTTCGACGAGGGTGGACATCTTGGCGCTGAGCACCCCTTCGGAGTCCTCGATGCCGTCGACGATGCCCGGGGGAATCCACCGGCCGACGACGTCGGCCATCACCCGCGACGGCGAGTGGATGCCGAGAGCCTTAGCGATCGGCCCGGGGATGATGCTCTTCGCGAAGCCGGTGAGCTGGCCCGCCAGCCAGGGGCCCATGGACTGGATGCCGTGCCAGAGCCCGGTGACCACGGACGCGCCCTTGGAGTAGAGCAGCGTCCCGAGGCCCATGATCGCCCGGTTGATCCGGCCGGGCAGGCCCATCATGAAGGACACGAGCCCGAGCGCGATCGACACCGCCCCGGACTTGATGCGGGTCCAGTGCCGCAGGAAGATCCCGACGATCGACCACTTGATGAAGAAGTTCAGGATGGCCGTGCCGACGGACACGAGCTTGGACCACACCCAGTTCCAGGCGGCCATCGTCCACGCCTTGATGCGGTCCCAGTTGGCGTAGATCAGGAGCGCGAGGCCGATGACCGCCGCGATGATCCAGCCGATGGGGCCCATGGCGATCAGCCACTGTGCGGCCATGACCGCCGCCCAGACCACAGCGCGACCGGCCATCAGGAGGAACTGGGCGGCTGCGGTGATCCCGGCCCGGACCACGGCGGCGATCCACGTGCCGATGGACACCAGCGCGGAGCCGACCCACGCGCCAGCGGTGGTGGCCGCCGAGACGACGGCGGCCCCCGCGATCCGGGCGTAGGTCATCAGGCCGAGCGCCATCATCCGGGTCCAGTTCCCGATGACGCCCCAGCACGACGCGGTGATGATGGCGTGGGCCCCGGACACCACGGTGGAGATCGCCGAGTAGGCGATCATCCCGGCCTTCACGGTGACGACGACCGCAGCCAGCGCGGCGAACCCGAGCATCAGCGGCTTCAACGTGGCCTTGTGCTCCGAGGCGAAGTTCAGCACCACGACCGCGGCCTGGCCGAGCTCCACCATGATGCTGCGCTTGAACGCCTCCAGCTGCTTCTTCGCGGTGCCGCCCATCGTCTCGGTCAGCCGGTCGGCGGCACCCTCGGCCTTGCTCATCCCGGCGGACGCGGCGGCGGTGGCCGGGTCCATGGCGTATAGGGCGTCGCCCATGATGTTCGCCGGGTCGCCGAACAGGGCGGCAGCTGCGTTGAGGCGGACCTGCTGGTCGGCCGTCCCGCGTAGCGCGTCGAGGGTCATGCTCAGCGCCTTCTCGGCCTGGTCCCCGCCGGCCCCCATCAGCTTCGCCACGTTCTTCGAGGACAGGCCGATGGACTTGTACGCGGCGTCGACGGCCGCGCCGCCGGCGGTGGCCCGCTCGCCGAACTGGCCGATCGCGTCGCTGACTTGGTCGGCGTCGCGGGCGCCCTTGCTGACGGCCTGGTTGATCAGCCCGATGGACGTCTCGCCGTCCAGGCCGACGCGCTTCCACTGGACGCTGTACTCGTTGAGGGATTCGAGGAGGTCGCCACTCTTGTCGGCCGCCGTGCCCAGCCCTACGGCGATGATGTCGAGAGCCTCGTCGGCGTTGTCCGCGAGACCGGTCCGCACCATCTGGCCGGCCGCTGCGGTAGCGATCGTGAGGTCCTGGTCGAACGCCTCGGCCAGCGCCATCACCTTCGTCGTGACGCCCTCCAGTCCGCCCTCGGCCTGGCTCGTGTCGCCGATGTTCTGGTAGACGCCCTTCACCGCGAGGTTCACATCGTCGATGGACTCGCCCCAGGCGTGCGCGTACACGGACGCTGCGGCGTCCCCGGCGGCCTGCGCCTCGGCTGGCCCGAGGCCGAGCTGGGCGGTCAACTTCGCGTTGGCCGACTGGAGGTCGAGAGCCTCCACGAGGGACGCGCCGAGGGTCGCGGCGAACCCGGCGCCAATCGTCGCCGCCGCAGTGTTGAACCGCTCACCCATCTTCCCGACCGTCTCGGACGCCCGGTCCCGGGCAACCAGGTTGAACACCAGCGACGTGTCAGCCACGGGACCACCTCACCTGTTCAGTTGTTGGCCGCCTCGTCGACGGCCGCCTTGTACGAGTCGAGCCAGGCCAGCAGCACGTCCGTCTCCTCGACGGTCAGCCCGTCCCAGTCCCGAGGGTGGATGCCCAACAGGTGTGCCGCGTTGCCGAGTTGCCCTAGTCGGCGATCGGCAGCTGGGCTTTTCCCTCGGTCTCCGTGTCGTCGAACGCCGACTCCATCGCGGCGTCGATCGTGACCAGGGCCGCGGCGAGCTGGTCGCCGTGCTGCGTGGAGACGACGTCCTCGCGGATCCGCTCCCACTCCTGCCGGGAGTACTCCAGCTTCAGCTCGTCCCACGCGAAGTCCACGTCCTCGAACTTGGTCTTCGGGTGGTCGCGGCGGAGGAACGTGAACAGCAGCGCGCGCCGGCACAGGCTGTTGCCCTGGAGGACGGCCGCAGTGAAGTCGGAGAAGTTCCGCCCGGTCCGGCGCTCGATGTCCTCGCGCTCCACGGACATGAGCTTCTTCGGGTTGTACCGCCAGCGGGTCGGCTCCGCCTCGCCCTCGCGGTGCAGGATCAGGAACACGGGTCCTCCTATCCGGCCCGTGCCGCGAGGCGGCGGGCCATGTCCTCCATCGCCTCGTGCACCGCAGCCCGGTAGGCGGCGGCGTCGTTGGCGAAGGAGTCGTCGAACCAGCCCGGCTTTCCAGGCTGGGTACGCCACGGCTCGTGGCCGTAGGTGAGCGTCCGCCACCCGCCGTTGCGGCGGTTGATGCGCTTCGGGGCGTTCGGGAAGCGCCTGATGCCGGGCGTCTTGAACGCCTTCACCCGGGCGCCGGACCACCGCCCGCCCAGTTTCACTTCCGGCCTGATCTTCTTGGCGATCTGCGACCGGAGCGACGGGCCGGTGCCGAGGCCGGCCGAGGACATGCCCATGATCTGACTCTTGGCGGCGGCGGCGCCCGGCTTGAGGGCCTCGCGCATGTTCTTCGCCAGCTCCTTGCGGAGCTCCTTCCCGTCGGCTTCCCGTCGGATCGCCCGCACGAGCGAGTCCAGGCCCTCGTGCGTGCAGCTCAGTTCGAACGGTGGGCCGCTGCTGGGCATCAGGCGGTCGCGCGGGTCACGGCCCCCGACGTCGGGTAGCTGACCGACACGGACGCCTCGTCGCCGACGCTGCCTTCGATCGGGTTCCACCCCTTGATGAGGCAGTTGCCGGACCACTGGGGGTTGTTCGTGCTGACCGCCGAGGAGTCGAGCCGGACCGCGAACGGGACGACCGTGCCGAGCAGCGGCCACATGATCGAGTCCAGCTTGGTGGCGGCCACGTCCTGGAGCAGCTCCAGCGCGACCTCACCGCTCTTCAGTCCGCCGAGGACTTCCTTCCACCCGAGCGACGCGTAGGTCGTGACGTCCTTGTCCTCGACCTCCACCGTCACCTCCGCCTTGCGGGCGTAGGCGGAAAGGTCGTTGCCGCCGACGGAGACGTAGGCGGCGAGGAGAACCATCTTGGCCATGGGATCACCTGATTCCGAGAGAGGCGCAGAGCATGAAGGAGGGCGTCGTCCCGGTGATGGTCCAGGCGAGCCGGTAGTACGTGTCGGTGACGGCCGTACCGTCGCCGCGCAGGATCTGCCCGCCGGGCGCGGTGGCCGCGGCGAACGTGAGGCGGGTGGTGGGCGAGGTGAATCCGGCGTCCGCCGCCGATTCGACCCGGGCCGTGATGGACGGGGTGGTGCCGGCCGCCGAGAGGACGTGGAGCGCGGCGTAGAGGCGGCGCCCGGCGGCGATTGCGCCGAGCTGCACCCCGGTGCCCACGCCGGTCGCGGTGCGGGCGAGGCCGGGCGGGTGGGCGATCTGCCCGCGCACCAGCGGCCAGGAACTTTTGACCGTCCCGGACCACGGGGCGATCTCGCCGACCGCGTCGCCGACCTTGTAGTCCGCGCGCATCCCGGCGGTGACGTAGGCGAGTGCGCCCACCACGGAGTCGGTCGGGCAGACCGTGTACGGGCCGACCCCGCCGAGCGTGGACCAGGACGCGTTGTCGACGAGGGACGGATCGCCCGCTTCCCACAGGCCCTCGGCCGTGATCTCCGCCGAGCCGAGGCCGCCGAGGACTTCCTTCCAGCCGCCGGACCGGTAGTTGGTGGCGTCCTTCTCCTCCAGCTCCGAGGACAACTCGATCTTGTTGGAGGCGCCGGACAGGTCCGCGCCCGGGGCGAACAAGCGGGCGTCGAGCAGGATCAGCTTCCCCATGGGTCGGTCACCCCTCTCCGATGATCTTGATGATGAGTTCGGCGCCCACGTACTGGGTTCCCGCGTGCTCGTACCAGCGGTAGCCCTGGATGCGGGTGACGTGGAGGTCGTGCGCGAGGCCACCGAGGGCGAACTCGCCAGGAGCACCGCGCGCGGCCTCGATCGCAGCCTTGAGGGACGCGGGCCCGGACCCGGCGAGTAGACCGTCCAAGACGTCCTGGGCGGACCGGTCGTCGGCGCGGCCAACCAGCACACGGCAGGTGAGCTCCACCTCGTCGAGCGCGCGCCCCATGGCCTTGTCGAAGTCGACGGCGTACTCGCCGCAGAAGAAATGCGGGGCGATCACCGCGTCCGGGACGTACCCGGTCGCTGTGAGCTTGCCGATTCCCTCCGTCAGGACCACCGCCCGCGCGGCGTCGGCGATGGCGTTACGGACTGCTGACGGCTGCACGTCGGCCTCCCTTCCGGGGCGCCGGCGTCGCCGTCTCAGTGACCTGCTCGGCCACCTCGGCGGCAACTAGGTGTGCGGCAGCGGCCGTGGGGAGGTCGGCCTCTTCGCCCTTCGCGGGCCAGGGTTCGCCGTCGCGGGTACCGGCCATCTCGACGGTCATGCGGATTCTCACGGTGCGCCTCTCTATCCGATGCCGGGCAGGACGTACTGCTCGATGAGGTTCCAGACGTCGGGATCGCGGCGGGACAGGCGGACAACGCCCCACTCGGCGGACCCGGTCACGCCCTCCGGGCTGTCCTTGCGCTTGAACAGGCGGGCGGCCAAGAGGTGCGCGGCCATGTCGATGTCGGCGGGAACCTCGGGCCACCCGAACCGGGTCACCACCTGGACGCGGCCGTGCTCGTAGCCCCACCCTCCGGCGCGCAGCAGGGAGGTGATGGGCCGGCCGTCGGCCAGCGCGTTGTCCGGCAGCGGGTCGTACGCGGTAACGGGCGACCAACTGCCGGTGGTCCCGGTGGCGACGGCGATGTCCGGGCTGCCGATGTCGTCGACCAGGAGCACGTCGCCGTCCGCCTCGCGTACGACGCGGTCGCCGAGCCGGTAGGTCCGGGCAACCGGTGCCGGGTCGAGCCAGAAGCGGCGCCCGGTGCTCTTGTCGATGGAGCGGGACGCCGTGGTCAGAGCCAGGGACAGGAGACCGTCACGCGATGTGTCGGACTCCTGAATGCCCAGCATCTCCCGCAGCGTGGCCAGCTCCCCGTAGTCGGCGGCCACGCCCGGTCACTTCCCCTTCGCGGTCGTCTGCCGGGCGGCGGACGCCGTACGCCCCTGCGGCGGGTCGTCCTGCGCCTGCTTCCCCTTGGACGGCTCGTGCCCGTACTGCGCGAGCTGCTCGTCGACCTGGGCGACCCGGTCGACCAGGCCGCGCGCCTCGTAAGCGGCGCGCTCCCGCTTGAGAGCGGCGACCATCCCCTCGTTTCGTGTGGCCATCGTCGGTGTCCTTTCAGAAGATCGTGATGTCGGCGGTGTTGGTGACCGCGGTGTTCGCGCTGTACGTCAGGCGCAGGTACCGCCACGGGTGGCCGGGGCGTAGCAGCCGGTGCACGGTGCCTGCGGCCGTCAGGTCGAACGGGGCGACGGACACGGTCTCTGGGGTGGCCGGGTCGGAGTACGCGGCGGGGAACCACTGCGTGCCGTTCGCGCTGCCCTCGATCACGTACGTGCACGTCGGGGTCGCGCCCACGGTGGTGGTGATGGTGAGCAGGGCCGGCCGTTCGGTGGCCGCCCCCCGGTCGACAACGTTGGTGGAGGTGCCGTTGCCGGACTGTGCAACGGACAGGCGGGCGGAGTTCGGGTACCGGTCTCCGCCGAAGGCGCTGATGGTGGCCATGGCTGTCCTTCCTGGGCTGGCCGTACGGTGCGGGCACGGCGCCCGAGGGGTGGTGCCGTGCCCGCACCGTCACGGGGATCAGAACGCCGGGGTGGCCAGGCCGGTACCGGAGATCTTCTGGACGGCGTTGGTGTACCGGCCGAAGGTGTAGGCGTAGTACGAGTACGCGACGAGGAGCACACCGAGATTGGCGGCCTTGGCCTGCTCGGCGCGGATGAACATCGGGGCGCCGTCGTCCTCCCAGAGGTGGCACTCGGCGGACGGGACGACGAACAGTTCGTCCTCGTTGGTACCGGTCCCCAGGTTCGTGGCGATGTTGTTGTCGACCACGACCTCCAGGCCGCACGGCAGGACACCGCGCGGGCCGGACGCGTACGAGGACTGCGGGTTCGCCGTACCGGCCGCCTGCACCGGCAGGTTCGTCCAGTTGATCATCGGCCAGGTGGACGACATCTGCGAGGACAGCCAGTACCACCGGCGCGAGGACATCACCGCGTGCGAGGGACGGCCCATCGCGAGGAGCGCCGCCTCGACCCCGGACGCCGCGCCGAGGATCTTCGGGTACAGCTCGGCGCCGGTCGGGGTGGCGTCGGTGTACGCGGTGGCCTGCGCGACGGCGGACAGGCCGGTCACCGCCTCGTTGATCAGGGTGTAGTCGAGCACCGTGGCGACCCGGTTGAACAGGTCCTGCATCGTGACGTCCTCGATGCCGGTGCCGCGGTCGATCGCCTGCCGAGACACGGTCTGCTGGCCGGCCGCCGTCTTCACGGGGATAGTCAGCAGCGTGTCGTCCATGTTCGTCTCGGAGACCGCGTCGTTCTCGTTCGCCTGGTTCGCGGCGCTGGACGCGGTCGTGATCCGCGAGATGTTCACCGACATGCCGGAGTCCGGCAGCGGGTGTCGGTTGCAGACGTCCGCGAAGGGGCGGAGGTTCGCGGTCGCCGGGGCGTACATGTCGGTGAGGTACTGCGGCACCGTCAGCCCGGAGAACGCGGACGTGCCGACCGCGCGCTGGAGATACTCGGCGCGCTCCACCCGCTCCTCGGCCATGTGACGGGACAGACGGGACGACGCCTCGACGTCCTGGTACAGGAACTGCCGGGACACGTCCATGAGGAAGGACTTGCCGTGCGGGTCCTGGTCCTTGCGGTAGGTCCGCTCCTCCTGGCCAACACGGGCGACCTGGTCGTAGGAAGGGCGTCGGGCCTGCGTCGGGGTCTGCTCCTTCGCCTTGGCCTGCCGCTCCATCTCCTCCGTCTTGATCTTGTTCGCGTTGGCCAGCTTGTTCTCGATGCCGGTCACGTCGTTGCGAGACTGGTCGCGCGCGGCGAACAGCTCGGCAACCCGCTCGTCCTCCTCCGCGCTCAGCGAGGAGCGGCCGTCCTGCTGGGCCTTGTCCAGGATGAGCTGGACCTCCGCCCCGCACTTCTTGCCACGCTTGTGCGCTGCCTCCAGCTCGACCTCGATGGAGGCGATCAGGTCGTCGATGGTTCCAGGCATGGTGATGCCCCTTCGGTAGATCGGTGGTGGGTGGTGGTCGGCGCGACCGGCGGCCCGGGCGATCTGCCGGGCGTAGGCCGGTCCCGCCTCCGGGCGATCTGCCGGAGAGCGTGCCGGGTGAGGTGAAGAAGAGTTCAGCGCTCGTCGTCTGCGGAGACGAGGAGCTGGGTGCGCAGCATGGCGATGGAGCGCCCCTGCGTACGGGCATCCGGTGCGGTGCGCGCCGTCTCGGGTGCGAACGGCGGCGGGGTGTGGGGCGCGGGCGGTACGGCCAGGTCGGTGCGCTGGGCGAGGCGCTGGTACGCCTCGCGCGCCATCAGCGGCGGCAGGTTCGGGATCGACGCGAGGAAGTCCCCGGCCCGGGCCGACACGCTGGTGTGCGGGTTCGCGCCGTAGGTGACGGGCCCGACGTCGCCGCGGTCGAGGTCGAAGGAGTTGATGCGGTACTCGGTGTAGTCCGGGGACCACTGGCCGGACGTGATGCGGAACATGAAGGACTGCTCGCGTACGTCGTCGTCCTCCAGAGCCTGGATGAGCAGCTGCACGTCCGCCCGCTTCGGGTTCAGCCACGCCCGCTGGCCGAGGCCCGCGTCGTCCGCCCAGAGCTGCAAGCGCTGGTTGCGGGTGCCGGCCATCGGGGTGCCCCCGTGGTTGAAGCGGAACACGACCTCCGGGTCGGCGGCGAGCGTCGCGTCCGCCGCACCGTGGGAGACGACTTCGGTATACGGGCCGTAGAAGTCGTACATCTCGTAGCCCTGCTCGAACGCCGAGGCGTAGCCGGTCACCTCGTACCACTCCTGCTCGTCGCGCAGTACCTTCTTCGCGCGGAGCTGGGAGCGGAACCGAACCTCGGGGGACTCGGGGCGGTCGCGCGGCAGGACGGTTCCGGGGCCGGTCGCGCCAGCGGATCCAGCGGCGGCGGACCGCGCGGCGGCGGCCTGCGCGCGCAGGGCGGTCATCGTGCTCATGGGGTCGCTCCAGGGGTCGCGGGGGCGGGGGTGGCGGGCAGGGGCGTGGGGCTGGTGCCCTTCCCGAAGAGGCGGTCGAACTCGGCGAGCTGGTCCTCGGTGAACGGCTGCCGGTTCTCGATCGCACGGGCCTCGGACGGGGCGAGCTGCCGGGAGGTGATCTGCCC